CATCAAGCCAGGCAGTGTTGCTGCAGCCGCTGGTGGTGCTGCTGTAGGCGGCGTAAGGATGCCTTGCTCGTAGCCATATGCCCGCATCAAATCGCGGAAGCGTTCCTCGCGGAGCCTTTGGAACTCCTCGGAACGAATCATTGCGCCACTGCGCCCAAACTGGCCCGCGTTTCTTCCGCCACGCAACTTGGCAATCTCTAGCGCTTCTTGCCCGGCTTGCTTAAACAGCCGATCACGCATTGCCGGCGCAAGATTTGCACCTAGCTGTCGTTGCAGCAATATCGTTTCAAAGACATTGTTGATCTGGTTTGCAATATCAATGGCCAAGCCAAGGATGCTTTTCATCGCTGGCGCAAGGATTGTGCCAAGCCGCTGCGCTAAGTTTTGCACCGCATCTTGCAGTGTGCTCAACCGGCCAGCAAGCGTATCGCTTTGAGCGATTGCACCATTGGCGTATTTGCCACCGGCATCTGTCAGTTTTTTGATGGCGTATTCAACTGCCTCGGCGCCGATGCGACCTTTGCTTAGCGCGTCTTGAAACTCTTCACCGCTTAGCTTGTATTCCTCGCGCAGCACTTTCTGGAGCGCAACACCACGCTCTTGGAACTGCAGCAGCTCTTCACCTTGCAAGCGCCCTTTGGCTTGCACTTGCCCGTAGGCAGTAACCAAGCCTTGCAGCTCAGCACCAGTGGCGCCGCTGACATCAGCCAATCGGCGCGTGGTTTCTACAACCTTATTGGTCTCAACGCCAAAAGCTTGCAACCGCTTGGCCGAATCAATCAGCTCAGTGCTTGTGAATGGCGTTACCGCACCAATATCTTTCAGCTCTTTGATGATTTGCGCAGCTTTTGTTGCGCTGCCAGTCAGCACCTCAAGACTACGCGTTTGCTTTTCTAGCTCAGCAGTTTGCACAAAGACAAACCGCGCCGCTTGGATAGCACTAAATGCTGCAGCTAGTTTGCGGACTGCTGCGCCAAGGCCGTTAACTGCACGCTCAGTCGCTTGTGACTGCGACTGCACCTGCCGCAGCTTAGTGACCGCATTGCGGCTGTCAACGTTAATGGCAACGTTGGCAACGACAGACACGGCTTACCTACGGCGTTGCTTCAGTCTACGCTCCTGCTCTTCGTTTTGCAGATCAAAGTATGCGGACCATATCAGCAGCTCTTCTAGTGTTACTTCTTGGTTGAGCTTGGCCAAGCTGTAGCCAAGCTCTTTTGCGACACCAAGCTGCAGCAGCAACAGATTATCTTTGCGCAGCTCAAGCTTCAGTGCTTTTCATGTCGGCTTCTTGCTCCTCGGGGTTCTGGATGACAGCAAGCATCAGCTGCTGCAGATCTGCATCAGCCACGTCGTTTTTGAGTTCAGCGATTTCGCCAGCTTGAAACAACCGCTTGCCGGTTTCATCCGTTGCTTTGGTGACAAGCAGATTTAACGCAAACCCGTTTGGGTCATTGCCACCAGGCATGTCTTGCGCACGCTCGCGTTCTGCCATGGTAAGCGCCGTGGCATAGAACTCAAACTCAGAGCCATCGCTGAGTGTAACGACACGCTTGATCGGCTGCAGATTAGCTGCTTTCTTAAGGCGCGTCAATGCAGAGCTTGCCATGCAATAGTTGTAAGTGGCCCCAGCATAAGCTAGGGCCGTTCAGCTATCAAGCGCTGGTGCTGAAATCAAACGTCGGCACGCCGGCAGGGCGGAAGGTAATTTCCACCTGCTGCGCATCATCAGGGTTGATGTTCAAGCTAGCGGTCAGCAGTACAGCATCCATGGCAATACTGCGGCTCAGTGCTTCAGTGCTTTGCTTGTCGGTATAGAGCTTGAAGGCGCAACCGACTTGCTGACGCTGCAGCACGTCTTCCACCATGCGGTTGGACAGTGCGCTGTCCTCATTGGTCACATAGACCGTGGCGCTACCGGAACCATCAGCAAAGCCAGGGATGTAAGCGCGGAATGGTGCATATTGGCCAGCGGTTTGACCGATGGTTGTAACGTCGATCTCGCTACGGCTGATCTCAAAGGCCCACGATTGCACTTGACCGACAGCGGCATAATCCGCGTATGCCACTTGAAATTCGTTAGGAGCTGCAGCGGTGCCGTCGTCGGTGATCGTGATGGTGCTGCCGCCAGCGGTAGCAGACACCTGCAGCACGCCAGTGGCTGCGGTGTAGCTGATGACGTAATAGGTGGTAGCAGCGCTGATGCCAGCGGGCAGCGTGCCAGTACCAGCGCCGCCGGTTTGGCTGTTGATGACGCTGAACACCACAGGATCGCCAACCTTCAAATTCAGGTAAGGCTCAACAGTGATTGTGTCAGCCGCGACGGTAACACCAGATTCGCCAAAAGTGCCGGTGGTGCCGGCGGGCTTGTAGTAAAGAGCGCCGGACGTACCGGACAAAACAGTGACAGCCATTGTAATGAACGGTAGTGGCTACGGTCAGTCTAGATACGCTTCAAAGGTAACAGTCAACTGCGTCTGGTAGTACGGCTCCGGCGCTGCTGGCACCACTTGCGCTGGACCGGATGCTGCGTCAAAAATGATGCCGGATAGCGTCACGCGATCAAATAATGCGCGGATCCGCTCGGCAATGGTAAAGTTGGCCGCTGCACCTTGCCCTTGCGGTGTAAATACATTCACCACCAGCGTGCCCGTTTGGCGGTTGATGGTTTTCAGCGTGGCATAGTTGTTGTCGCCAAAGCGGATGAACACTTGCACCCATGGCGTATTATTTGGCGGCGTAAATGGTACGTTTTGATATGCGACTTGATATGGCGGCTCGCCTGTTGGTGATGTAGTGCCAACATCAAATGCAATGCGCCCTTCAATAGCAGCGCGGATGGTGTTGTAGCTCATGACTGCCTCCCGATACGATCAGCATTGACCTTGACTAAACCTTGAATATCTTTGGCGATCTGCTGCACCCAGCCAGGGCCATCGGTTTGGATGCTGCTGCCCTTACCTAGCGGCGCTGTTTCTAGCTTTTCGGCATATGGCAAATTGTTGTGCACGCTGTAAACGTTGCCGATTCGTTCTTGCTGATAGCCAATGCGCTCGATTGGAATTCCAGCCTGTGCAGCTTCTGCGCTTCCAAACTTAGTGGTGGTGTAGTTGCCTTCAGGCTTTTGACCGCCGCCTGCGCTGTTTTCGCCTACTTGCCAGCTTGCGCGAAAGCGTCCGGTATCAACTGGGCTCAATAGCTTTACCCTGCTGTCAGTTTCCAACACCGCAACACGCAGCAGCTTTTCGTACTGCTGCTCAGCGTAATTACCAATATCAGCGACGCGGATGCTGCGTGCCATTATGCCCTCAAGATCAGCTCGTGGGTGATCGCAGTGTTGTCCTGTTCAATCGTAGTGACGCGGATCACTTGATAGGTCGTGCCACTGATCACCACCTCATCAGCAGTAGTTGGCGCGGCGGTCACATCTGCCGCTGCAATCAGCAACCGCTTGTCACTGGCTTGGATTAGGTCATTCACCTCGCGCAGGTTTACATCCTCTAGCACACCACGCACTGCAGTATCGCTTGCGGTCTGGCTGACGGTGCCGGTTGTTGGGTTGTAAACGCCAGTGCTGATAGCGCGGATGGTGGCAACACCACCAAATTTACCCATCAGCTTGCTGGCGGTCTTGCGTAGCGAAGTGGCAAGCGACATCAGATCTTATACGCAATGCACGCGCCGTTCTGGAGCTGAATGCTGGTGAAGTATCCTGTCAAGTGTGCATCTTGATCAACGCTTGCACCAGCAAAATTATTGTCAATCACATTGGTTGATACGATCGCAGTAATCGTGCTGTTTTCGTAGAAATCAATGTGCCTAAATTTGCCAGTATGCACTGCGGTGTCGTTAATCACCTCAGCGCCGATGGTGTAATCAACTGGTGCGTGGCCGCCGCGTGCTTTTGACATGATCAGACCTTGTAAGCGATGACAGCGCCGCCGGTGTTTAGCTCAAAAGAGGTGAACACACCTTCAATGGTGAAACCAGCAGGCAGCCCTTCACCAATGATGCTATTGCCGGTCCAGTTTTGCGCGGCCAGCGCTGCAAAGCTGGTATTGCCTTTGAGGATAGTAATGCGCCGCCAGCGACCGTTGTAGGTGCTGGTATCATTCACGAAGTCCGCGCCGATGCTATACGACGGGTCAATAGGGATGAATCTACTCATGACCTGCGGATAGCAAAGTTACCTGGTCCACTGATTCTAAGACCAGTCAGATACCGCTCAAAAAGCGGTGGCACGCGATCAGCGCCGGACGCAACGCTGCTAGCGCCTGCATTTTCAATCCGCAGGCTGCCAATGGCAACTGACTTGTAATCTTCAATGCCGCTCAACCCCATGCCGCCTGGGTTGTTGTTTAGATACACCGCAAGTACCACCTGCGCGTATTGGATGCGGTCTGGGATTTCGGTGTCCGTGTAATAGTCCGTCGTAATACGAAACGGAAAGCCAACCGCGTAAGTATTGATATAGGTATCAGGCTTGCGAACACCAGTGCGCGGCCACTGGAGCGCTTGCGTATCGGTTGCGCGTGCACCGAGGAAACGCTCACGATCAAGCCGTTGCGTTGCGGTGTAGAGCGCACGATTTTTTTGATCAGTGGTAGCAGATGCCCATGCGGTCACGTCATCGTCTTCGACGAAGCCATCAATGATCGCTTGCGCTGCTGCCAGTGTTAGGTAGCTGTTTGCGTCGGCCGCGCCTGGCGTTGCCACGATTGTGATTGCCATTTGCGGTGACCTCCTGTGGTTCTAGTTTAGGCGCAGCAATAGAAAAAGAGGCCGCCGCGTTAGCAGCAGCCTCACGTTCTTGCCGTCGCCGGAAAGCGAACAGCCCCATAATCAAGCAACAGCAGCAGCAGTGCTACCAAGACCATACAGGGTGATGGCCTCGGAGCCGGCGGTAACGCCAGTCACGCGACCAAGGAATACCTTGGAGGCATTCTGCGCCACGGTTGCCACGCCGCTTACGGTAACGCCAGTACCACCAGCAATGGTGATGGTGTTGGCGCCAGCGGAGGCATTCAGCACCACCAGCATAAAAGTAGTGCCAACAGCGCAGTCACCGCCGATGGCGGCAACGATTGCAGCAGCAGTAGCAGTGGTGTAGGTAGCAGCAGCAGTGGGCACACCACGGATGATGGTGTTATAGCTGTTGGCTGCAGTCAGGGTTGCAGTAGCAGTCGGAGCTGCCAAACCCATTTGCCCAGGCAGAAGGCCGCCGGGGATATCACCGAGTTCAAAGATGCTAGCCATGATCCTCAATCCATATTGCTGACATTCGTCGATCTGACGATGCCGATGTTCTTTAGCTCATAAACTTTACTCCAGTTGGAGACAGTTTCAAGCTGCGCACGGGTCGGGTTGGAGGTAGTTACACCCCACTTAGCGCCCACCGGGTGGTAGCAGTAGTGCAGGTCGATCGACATGGCATCTGATTTGCTCAAGATGTCGCGATCAGTTTCTGTCTGCATGGCGAGTTGCTCGCCGCTGGCCACAGCACCGCTGGTGAAGAAGAAAGTGCCATACTCAGTGCTGGCGCCGGTGCCGGCGGTAGGCACATCGTCGGACACGATCACGCGCAGACCCATGTAGGTCGGCACAGTCGGGTTGCCATAGGCAGGTGCAATGGTGCCGCCGGATGCAGTGGCGTTACCGCCAGTCACATCAGTCGCAAGCACGTAATCCACTGCGCGGCGCTCCACAAGGTCGTAGTAGACCTTGGAGTGCATACAAATGGCAGCCAGCTTGTCGCCTTGATCGCCAAGGATGGCGCGGGCTTCGGCAACGTGACGCGGGCTCAGAGCGGTGGGGGTATCACCGGACTCAGAGTCAATGGTCAGATCGAAAAATGCCGAGCTGCTGGTGTTGGTGTTCAGGCTGCCGAACACACCCTGCAGGCAGGACAACAGATCCTTTTGACGTTGGTGGGCAACATAGTCAGCCACCTTGGCGCCAATGGCGGCCATGGGATCAGAACCAGCAGCAAGAGCTGCAAGGTCACGAGCCTCAAAGGCACGGCCACGATGCAGGATCACGCCAACTTGCTTGTCGGCAGTGATTTTGCCAGGCGTCAGGCTGGTGCTATCGGTCAGCACCTCAAAGTCGCCGGAAAGGTTTGCTTTCCAGAAGGGAACGTTGATGAAGTCACCGCCCTCGGTGGCATTCAGCTCCGCCATGGGCTGCACCACGCCGGATGCCAGGAAGGCATCACGCACGGTGGATTGCTCAATGACGTAAGGCGTAAATACCTCGGGGATGATGACATCAGAGCGAAGGGTCGCCATGATGAATCCTCAAAGGAATGGTTTACGGGTGGGCGCAGCCCAACAGGCTCAATGCGGCGCAGCCATCACGAGCGGACACACAAATACTAGCGTCCAGCTGCAGCCTTAAGCCGGTCGTATAAATCACGATCAGTGCGGAATAGGCGTGATTGCTCGGTGAGATTGAACGATTCCGGCAGGAATGGATTCTTGGTGCCGGCTGGGATTTCACCGCTGCTGCGTCCAACAGGTGCACCACTACCTTGCGGCTTCGGTTGCTTCTGCATCCATGCAGGCAGCGATTGCTTTGCCCAATCAGCAACTGGTGTGCGCTGGTAGCCGTCAACGACCACCACGGTGCCATCAGCTTCGCGTTCGATCTTGTCTGCCGGCAGCTTGGTCTTCAGCACCAAGTCTGGATCGTGCACGATGTCAGCCAATGCGCTAACGGCTGGTGTCAGCAGCTCCAGTTCGCGCACGCGGGCTTCAAGATCTGCGATGCGCTGATCCTTTTCTGTAGTTGCCTCGCGGAACTGTTGCTCTAGCGCTTGCTTGGCTTCTTGGTATTTGCCTTGTGTTTCTAGCTGCTGCTGTTCATAGTTGCGCTTGAACTCCAGCAGCTCATCCACATTGACGCCATCAGGCGCCTTGGATTTCTTGGCAGCACGCAGTTCAGCGATCAGCTCTTGGTTTTTGCGCTCTAGTGCTTCAACGCTGCGCTGCAACGCTTCGGCATCAACCGCAGGAGCCGCAGGCTCTTGGGTCTGGTTTTCTTCGGACATGAATAACCCGCAGGGTTAAGTGCAACCGTAGGCTATCACTTACGCTTGCGCTTGCGGCTTTTTCCGGCTTTTGCGTACGCGATTGCTACTGCCTGCTTTTGTGGCTTGCCGGCTTTCATCTCTTTGCGGATGTTTTGAGATATCACATCCTGCGACTTGCCCTTCTTCAACGGCATACCGCCAGTCCTCAACACCTGTTAGCAGTGTAGAGCCATCAGCTGTTGCCCAGCCGCGATCGGTGTACTTAGCTGGCACCCATGCTTCACCGATCAGAGCCTCTACAGGATCACTGCTGATGGTGTAGATACCTTCGCTGCGGAAATGCCTAAGGCTTGGCAGGTCCATATCGTGCACGCAGTTGCTCCAGCGTAAGCTCTGAGCCGTCATCCCGCACCAAGCGTGCAATGGCTTCTTTGGGGCCGTATTTATTGGATAGCTTACGGAAGTACGGCACCTTTTTGGCACCAAGCGCTTTTGCTTGTGTCTGCAGGTCTTGTTTCGCTAGCCATTCACCGTAGGTTTGATCAGCTGGCACCTGGCCTTGCGCTGATGCACGCTTTGCCGGTGGCGGCGGCGCGAAACCGAGCGCATCGTAGTCGATCACTGGCACTGTCGTTGATCGGCAGTTGAAGTGTTGCGGTGGTGTTGGACCTTTGCCATATTCAAACTCTTTACCATCCAATGCACGACAAATGCTGCTGGTGCGGGTATCCAATGTGGCCACATATTTATAGCGTTGAGTAATGTCTTGATTTGCTTCATACACCTGCTGCGATGCGCTGTTGGCTACTTGATTGACGCTAGTGCGTATTAGGGTCAAGATTTGATTGTCGGCCACTGCTGTTGCTTGGCCGCCGGCTTGCGCCAGTTGCCGTGCGGTGCGTGCGGTTTCGCCAAACTCAAGGTTGCCGATCAAGCGCTTTGCAATTTCCGGTGTCGGCTCACCCGTCAGCAACCCTTGGCGTACCACCTGACTGAAGCGCTCACCGGAATCAATGGCGATACCGCGAAATGCTTTTTCTACCACTTGCCCATTGGGCAATGTGATCATCGTGCCTTGCGCTGCGGTGAGGCTGAATGTTTGCGGTGCACCTTGCACAGCGGCAAATAGGTCATCCGATAATGCAACCACATTGATCTGCGTTGGATCTGTGGTGACGACCGCCTGCGCAAATTGCGGGCTGATTTCTACAGTGCGCACTGCATTGCGTTGGCCTGGCGGTAATGCAAGCGCCAGTTGCTCGGTGACAAATTCCGACTGCAGTTCTGCCAAGCCTTGCAGCTCTAATGCAGTTAGCTCCGTTGCATCACCAGCCCATGTGGCGAGGCTGCCTTTCAACTGCGCAAGGATCGCCCGCAACCGTGCTGCCTTGACAGGTGCTGCTAGCTCATCAATCGTGCGCAGCTGGTTTACTGCATCAATGATGATGTCGTTGTAAGCATTGATGAGCCGCCGCGCAACGCTATTGCTATACCTGTTTAGGTCGATGGCATTACGGTATAGCGCCTCTGGTGTGCTCATTGTTCAATGCCAAGATCTTCTGGGTTGTAGCCAGAACGGATGCTGACATTAGCGCCGCGGCTCAGTGCACTACCAACAAGTGATGCAAAGGCGTCATAACCATTTTGGCCGTCTTCCATCAATGTGATCTGATCTACCTCATCTGCCTTGCCATCTTTGTACCAAGTGACGCGCACAATGGCTAGGATCTCCGGCGGCAGCACTGAAATGTGATAATCCAGCGTCTGCTTACGCGGGCGCTTGGGCTCAATCATAATCATCGCATCAACCAACCTGTCGGTTATCCAGTCCAGCAGTCGGTAGATCAAGTCCCGCATTAGCGGTCGCCTCAAGCTCCTCATCCACGTTAAAGTCATCGCCCAGCACTTCGCCATCGGCTAGGTTCTGCAGCAGTGTTTCCTGCGTGATGGTGCCAGCGGTGTAAAGCTGCAGCAGGCTTTGCACATCCTGCGGCTCAAGGCGTGAACCAAGGAAATCACGGTTGACAAGGCAGCTGCCAGCTGCTGCTTCATTGCCGAGGTACTGCGCATGAAACTGCAGGCAGTTGTCGATCATGTCTTGCATGTTTTGCGCGATCACCATCATGGTGCTGTCGCCTTGGCTGCGATCAATGCGTTTTGCTTCGGCGGTTTCTGCGCTGAGCTTCTGGCCAAGCACTGCGGACAAGCCGAGTTCATTGATCTGCGCTGCAAGCTGCTCAAGCCGGCGGAATTGATAGTCAAAGCTCTTGCCATCGGGCTCGATGTATTCTGCACGCCCTTCTGCTGGAAATGCAATAGCTTCACCGGGACCAGCTGATACCTCTTCAGCGCTAGATGGAAAGCCGTAGAACGCTAGCATCGGCACTGCAGAGATGTGTAGCTGGTTATCAAGGTCTGATTGGATTTGATATGCCTTAAGATTCAGCTCTGCGATATCTTCCAGCGGCGGTCGTGATTCCATGTAACCAACGCGGCCGCTATATGCCACGCTGAATGGAATCTCACTCAAGCTGGTGGTGCCTTCATCCACTAGTTCAAACTCGCCGCTGTCTTGCCGTTGATGCAGCTTGTATTCACCGGGCGTTAATACACGGATCTGCTCAACAGTCTTTTCGCCGTATTCGCCGTCTGGGATGGTGACTTGCTCCAGTAAACGCAACTGCGTTAATACCTGCTGACCTTCTTGCGCTTCGGTGCGCCAACCAAGGATTTCACGCGGTGTATACGCCACCCAATACGGCCGTCCATTGCCATCACTTGGAGCATCCACCAGTACACCAATGTGGCCATAACGAATCATCTTGCGAGTGGTTTCATATGTCCAGACATTAAGGTCATTGCCGAGCGTGTCAACATCAAACAACTGCTCGCGGATGATGTCTGCCGTGTCATCCAACCGCACTGGCTTGCGCGTGAGCATACCGGCCAGCATCCGCTCAAGGCGTTGGTAATAGGGCGGGCATACGCTACGCGCTAGGCGGTTGTCGTAGGACTCATCCAACTCCCTTGGCTCTTGCGGCAGGTAACGGCGATGCTTTTTACGCATCCCATAGGTGCCGGATAGCAAATCCTCGATGAGGATCCAATGCGGCTCTTGCGCATACCACGCAGTGGATGGATCCTGCACGCGTGTGACGCGACGCTGCGCTGTTGGGCGGTCGTATGCGTTGAAACCGGTGTACATTACAGCGCCGCAGTCATGGGTACAGTTTACGCTGCAGCCGTCAGCGTGATGCTATTGCGGCCAAGCTTGATGTCAAACTCAGCTCCAGGTTCAAGGCCCATCTCGCGGAGGTAGCCATCACCAATCTGCAGCTTGCCGTTGAATTGCACCTTAGTTTTGTAGGTCAGCTTGCGGCCTTTGGTGCCTTTGCTGCCAAGTTCAACGCCTTTGGCTTCTAGCAGTGCATCGTAGAACTGCGTGAAGGCAAGGCGTTCCTTGACTACATAACCGCAAGCGCGGACCAGTTCAGACTTGCTGCAATCACCAAGTTCTTTGACCTTGGCAAGTAGTTCAACACCCGTGAGCATGAGTAGGGTAAATGGTTTGCGCAATCAATATAGCCTAATACCTGTGCTGCGGCCAGCACCAGCGTGGAGTGGATTGAACTCACGCCAGACGAGGTAGCCAAGTGCATCATTCATGTGGTCATGGCCTGCGTCTTTATCTGGATCGCCCTTGTCGGTGTAGCACTGCAGCTCAAGGCATTCGATCAACCGCTTGCAGCCTTGGTGAATGCTGATCCGTACCTGGCCTTTGCCGTTTTCTAGCAATGCTTGCACGGCAGCAACACGATCACGGACCGGAGGATTAGCACGCGGTGATTGGTTTGACATGCCATAGGTTTCAAGGATCTGAATATCGGTCTGCGCTGCATTGGTGCTGCGGTTGCCGCCGCTGGCGTCTGGGTAGACGTAAATACGCCGCTGTGGGTAACGCGCTTGGATCTCTTGCGCCAAAACATCAGTGTCATGAGCGCCGCTGATCTCATCAATGACCAGCAGCTTGTCGCCAAGCCTGACACTAATGATGGCTGACATATTGGCCACGTTGAAGTCAACGCCAATACGCAGCGGCTCGCGGTCTAGATCAGGCAGTTCGGTGATCACATGCTTGCTGCGATCAAAGCGGTCGTAAACAGTGCCGGTGGTGAGGTTGACAAACTCACCGTCAAGGTATGCCTTAAGCAGGTTCGGATCGTAGTTTGCCTCAAGCCGTTCGATGAAGTCTGACGGTAGATGTGGGTTATCGGATGAGCGCATCTTGATGAGATGCCGATCAGTGCGTGACTTTGCATCTTCACTGCCGAAGGTATTCCACATCCAGCGGAAACCCTCTGGTGTTGATGCAGCACCAAATTGACGGACATTACCGGAGCGCAGGCGGCCAAGGATCTTGGGAAATGCCTTGTTTGCAATGCTTGGCGTTACGGTGTCGATCTCATCTGCCAATACCCATGCAAGGTTCAAGCCAATAATGCGTGACCAGTTTTCAAAGCTACGGCACAGGATTTTGGTGTCACCGCCTGGCAGGTGCAGCATGTACTCCGGCAGCGGGCTAGCGCGGAAGGTGTATGGGATTTCGTATGCCTCCAGGAATTGCTCAAAGTCGTTCTGCCAGATATCACGAATCAATGGTCCGGTCGGTTCCATGACCGCACCGATGAAGCCTTGATTAGCGGCAGCGAGCATCACGGCTTTGGCGCATAACGCACGTGTCTTGCCAGCGCCATAGCCCGCACTGATACCAATGATCTGCGTTGCGGTGTCATCTACAAACGCAAGCTGCCCTGGATGCAGGTCGCTGCGGATGCGCTGCAATAGGTCGCCTGTGTCCTCTTGTGTTGTGACATCCATGAAGCCCAGCAATTTGCCGGGCTCGCAGATGCCAGCTAGCAGGCTCATGACATATCAAACCGCAACAGCTTGGCTTGCTTTTCTAACGCTTGTATTGCAGTACCAAGCCGGCCGGCTTCACGCGCTTCGCGTTCATAATCCTGCAACCGCGCGATAGCAGCTTGCAACCATTGCGGGCGTTCGATCTCTGCGTCTAGTGCCATCAATTTTCTAGCTTCTGCTAGATAATCACGCACTTGACGCTCGCTAACGCCCCACTTTTCGGAACCATATTGAACAATTTGGTGCGTAGAATGCGCACGCAAAAGGAGTCCATAAACCGTATTTACACGGTTCAGAATCTCCTCTTTGGTGCTCTTTCTACCCACGCACCTGTACCGGCATTACAAGGTAAGTATACGCATTGAGCGTGTTTGCGGTCAAGGTTACAGGAGTGGTTGCCGTATTGCAGCTGAGTGTAACCGCTTCTGCCGCGCGGAATGCCTTGAGGCCATCAAGCAGGTAGCGCACGTTGAACGCCCAAGTGCCGGTGGCGGTGCCATCATGATGCAGCAGCTCGCGGCCGTTGTTGGCGTCAGCTTCAGCGGTGATCAGCAAGTCGTTGTTGCGTGCTTCCAGCTTGACCACTGAGTTGTGCTGATCAGCGATCAAGGCTACGCGCTCCAAAGCACGCTGCAGGCGATGGCGGTTGACGGTGATGGCGCTGGTGAAGCTATCAGGGATGAGCTTTGCCACGTCGGGGTAGGTGCCATCCAGGATGCGGCTGTAGATGCTGATGCCATCACCGGCATTGATGACGGCTTGGCCTTTGGCGCAGGCGACGGTGACATCACGATCTTGCAAGAGCCGTGCTGCAGCAGCTGGTAGCACCATGTCTAGGCCATCGGGCAGCTCGGTGGTGCAACGCATCAAGCGGTGACCGTCGGTGGCTTCCATGTGGCCATTACCGAGGTGAATGCCGGTGAGCAGCTGCTTGCTGGCATCAGTGGCAACAGCAAGCAGGCATGCCTTGACGGCATCACCAAGGTGCACAGCAGCCTCTGTGGCATCCACAACGGGCAGATCGGGGTAATCCGCTGGATCACCCGCTGCAAGGCCGTAAGAGCCGCTGCAGGCGGCCAGGGACGCCTCTGACAGCGTTACCGGCTCATCACCATCCAGCTTGCTGACGATGCCGGCCAGCAGGCGATACGGCAGGCATGTGGAGCCTTCGGTCTCGACTGCGGCTGGGATGGTGATGGTGATGCCGAGGTCAAGGTTGAAGCCGGTGATGGTCATGGCACCACCAGCGGCTTGGATCAGGCAGCAATCAAGGATCGGATGGCTGCTGCGTACACCGATGGCTGGCGCAATGGTGCGCAGCGCGTGATCGAGATCAGATTGACAGGTAACGGCTTTCATTTGGCGGTGGCGGCAGTGATAAGGCTGGTGATGATGATTTGGTAGTCAGCGGCGAAGCTGTCGACAAGTTCAGCCGGTATCGGCACGCCGTCATCAATGGCGTTGTCGGCAATGGCTGCGGCGTATGCCACTGCCTGGGTCATGGCGTCATGCAGTCGGTTGATCACCGGCTGCTGTTTGGCTGGGATGTGAATGAGCGATGACATATGCAACGAGAGTTTCAACATGACGGCGGCTTAGGTCACCACGCATGAAAGCGCAGGCGTCCGCCACCAGCGCATGGTACGCCGCCGTGGTCAATCGTGCAACACCACC